GTTCCATCTTTGATACCACGGAGCTTAGATCTCATTGTAATATCTGCCATATGTCCTGATGTGAAGAAACCAGCTTCTTCAACTTTAGCAATTACACCATCTTCTGCCATAATTTTGTCATAGAGGTTATCTTCAGCCTTAAATGTTACAATATTTCCTGCGTCTGTTGCTCCTTTTACAATGCCATCTCTCCATGTGTCAGGTTTCTCTACGTTAAATAAGATTGCACCATCAATTTTCTTGCCAAGTGCTTCAATTGCTCTAGGTTTTACTTCTCCCCAGATATCGTAATCAGCGTCATCAAGCACTGCTTCTGGAATTGGAATAATAACTGCCAATTCTTCAGCAACAATAAACTTGTTTTTCCATGCCATTTTTGATGTTTGCTTGAAACCATTGTCACCATTTACCCAATATGCCACTGGTAACATATCTAAAACTGGCATACGATACTTTTTCTTTGACATATTAGGTAATTTCTTACCAAGTCTCAATACGGCTGATTGCTCAGCTACACCTTGAATAATTTCGTTGGCTACCTGCTCAGAAATAAGAGCTTCTGCTCCTGTTCTGTCGATCATATCCGATACACCAAATTGTTTTAAATTCATTCTTAATTTTCTATTTTTGTTCATTTCTAACCTCATTTCTAACGCCCAAATGCGTTACGAATCATATTATTGATGTGTTCATTTTTGTTTTCGACTCCACTTGCCGCATTACCAGAAGAAACACCTGTAGATACTTGATAAGTTTTGGCATTACCTGTAAATCTAGGATTTTCTTTTAAATATTCTTCTGCTGCAGTTTTGAAGTCTTTTTTGTCTGTTACAAGTTGAGCTACTTTAAATGCAACATAGTCTAAATCCTCTGACTTTACGCCTTTTCCTGAAAGGATTTTTTCATTTTCATACTGAGTAATTTTTTTCAAAGCATCATCTCTCTCTTGTGTGATTTGAGAGACATTTGGTTGTGACGCTTGTCTTTTTGCTTTGAAATCGTTAATTGCTGTTGTTATTTCATTTTCTGTCATTCCCTGACTTCTAAAATAATTAGCAAGCGCTGCTCTTTCCGCTTGATTAGCTCTTGCATTCGCAATTTCCTCAGCTTGCTCATAACTATATGTTGTTCCAGTGTTTTCCCTCTGACCACTGCCACCATTACCAGCATTTCCGCCCTGTACACCAGAGCCAGCTCCGCTGCCGCCTTCAAAGAGCTGTAAATTCATTCTGCTTTTTCTCATAATTTGCCTCCTTCGAGATTTACCCGAGCTTTTTAAGTCATCACGTTTTGGACATAATAAAAGAGACGTCTTTAAACGCCTCCTAATTACAAATAATTAATTTCTAGGTTGTCAGGATACTCTGCTTGAATATCCTTTAAAGCAATCATCATTGCGATAAATAAATGATTACCCCAATACTGTTCTTTTATATCGAATATCTTCAGATATCCATCGCCATTTTCAACTTTTCCCCATTCATTGTCTAGCACATAATTTGCCACCATATTACTGATAGCCGATATGCCGTGGCAGACAACAGCTTTTTGAGCATGACCTTTTACTTCAATACTGCCTTCTTCAAGTGTTATAACCGTCAAACTGCTCACCTCTTTTTTCTAAAATAGGTATAAAAATACCACTCACTCTATTTAAGAATGGGTGGTATCTAATTCAAGTATTCTATGCTCTCAATTTCAGATTCAAAAATCTCCGTAAGAGGATATAATGATTTTCCTGATTTATCTTTTTTTCCATTTTTCAAGGTTATACTTGCTTCTTCTGGTTCATCATTATCGTATGCTGTTGAAAACTCCGAACAATATCCTTCAAGAATATCGCCATTTTTACATCTTACTCTGACGTTTTTGTGTTCTGCATGATACATTTTTAATTCTTTGCCCTCTAGCATTCTAATCCTCCTTTCTAGGAACTATGTGCGTTCCATTCTTAGCATAATGTATTGAAAATCTTTTTGTTTTTATTTCTTCACCAGTAACAGGGTCTATAACAACACCTAAATATTTATCAGCGACAACAAATTCTTTGCTAGTCCATTTATCTTTACTATCTCTTCTGAGTTTACCTTTGCCGGCATATTTGTTTACCAGTTCTTGCGCTTCTTTTTCAGTGATAGTTAGATAACTTCTTCCTTCAATGTAATTATTGTGTCCACGAATATGCTTACCCTGTTTACCTGATTCGATTGTTTTAACAATCTTATCTGATTTTATTCGCTTAGATAAGGCAATGTCTTTTTCCTTTATCTTGATATTATCTAAAACACTACCTTTATTGTATTCTTTAGCGAGCTCTTTTTCAACCTTTCTTTGTGTTTTAATCGAAGGAGCCACCCTTCCACGCATATCATAATAAATACGCTCTCTCTGTTCCTTCAGACCCATCTTTCTGCAGAACTGAGAATACTCATTAAGCTGCGCCTGGTATTTTGCTCTAGCAATCATTATCTCATCTGGATCCACTTTAGCAACTTTCAACGCATCCACTTTTTCACGCTGCGCTCGCATAGCTGTTTCCATTTGGCGTTGCTTCTGAGTACGTTCGTAGGCATCATATTCTTTGCCCTGCCACGTTTTTGTGTACGCTTCCTTAATATTCTGCTCTTCTAACCATTTATCAGAATACAAACGCTCTGAAATGCCTGGAATAAATGGATAATAATCGTGATAACAATTTGCTCCACAAAGACCAGTTACACTCCCAAGTCCACAAACACTAACCAAATCCTTGTAACTGTATACTTTTCCCTGCCAAACCCTGTGTTCTGGTCGTGCTGATGAATGCCAGCTCACTTCATAATAATCAGTTCCAAGAATATCTGCATTTCGCTGGTTAACTTGCTGCGTAATCTGACTAACTCCTGTTAAAACTGCACGTCTCACGGCTACTGGAGTGCGATTACTCCATCCTGTTTCATAATCCACAGAACGTAATCCACTGTTGGTCATTTGCGTAACTACTCTACGAATTACAGTATTATAATCATATCCACCGCTTATAATGTCCATAATTGCGTTATCCACATACTGTTGATAATATTGTGCAAAAGGCATAAAAACACGTTTGTTTCCCATCATAACGGCAAACCCATAAGACTGAGATAAATTCTTGAGTTCATCCTTCGTCTGCTTCTTAACAGCTTCAGATAGTTGTATTAACCATTCATTCTCTTCTGGTGGAATAAATTCGGCATTTATCTGTTCATACAATTCTTTGTTTCGCACATACTGCCAATTTGACACATCATCATACAATTTGTATATCTGAGGATATGTAGCATTCAGAGATTCTTTTAAAATCTTTTCAATTTCCTCTGTAGATCTGCCAAGCTCCTGCAATTTGTTTATTTGATAATCAGCTGTTGATGTTATCTTGCTATTCTTATGGATTCGTCTAACAATGTCCTGGATAATTCTATTCTCTGCATCTAGCCAGATGGATTCCATACGAAGTGATATTCCGTTCGTATCTGGTCCTTTTTTCATCAGCTATCACTCCATTACTGTATTTTGTTCTGGAAGTTTTTTTGTGGCTTCTTCTTCTGTTTCGTTATAGTGCTTTGCTCGATATTCGGCTAAGCCCATAACACCCATTGCAACATCTTTGCGGTCTTCATTTCTTTCAGCCTGCTTGTCTTCGATAATCGAATCATCAAAATCGATTGTAATTTCGATTTCATTTGTAATATTTTTAACACCAGCAATCATTCCAAGATTGATAATAATCATGACCAGCTCTTTTAAGACGTCATCTAAAATCAGTTCATGTTTTTTTAATGTTCTATACATATCTGAATTTTCAGAAATAACCTGTGTTGCGGTCGCAATATTTCCTTTTTCAAACTTATATCGCTCTGTACCAAAACCACATTTAAATGACAAGAAATTAATATCATCATTCAAAGCCTTACTATGCTCTTCCGCACGAAGTTCCATATTGGATTCTAAAATAGGCTTGTCACCTTTTAACGTGTCTTCTGGAAGCTGATAAAAAACAGTGTCGTTTTCATCAAATACTGGTTCTCCGTTTATGTATTGCAACATTTCTGGTGCTACAAAAATTCTCTTCTTGCCAAGATTAAATTCATTAGCATACGAATCATACTCCATATCAATTTTAGCCAGGACATCAATTGAATTTGCAAATAAAGCAACTCCCATCGGATTTGTATCGTCTTCATCTGCATTGTTAGCTATATTTAAGCGATCAATAACAAATTGTGGAATATTACTTCCTGTTTTGATTTCCCTTGCTAAACCTTTAAATGGTTTTAAATCATTCCATTTCTCTGGTGGAATATCCGCACCTGCTCCTTGCGTGCACATAACAACATGGTTTCTAATCACATACTGTTGTGTCCCTTGTTCTGTTGCTTCTAATTGGTGAACTTGAATCAGAGCATATTTCTTTCGATTAACTGTTTTAGGAAATACAAATGCTGCTTCCGTAATCGTTCCATTTTCCCAGTTGATTGGAAAAATGTTTTTTGCCTGCACATAATTAATCACTATATCCCCACCAGATACAATATAACCATTTTCATCGATACCCATGTTTTTGATTTGGGCAACATAT